AGCGTCGTGCGGCTGTCCAGCACGCTCACCCATTCGACGCCCTCGATGATGTCGGCGTTGGCCCGGTAGACTTCCTGATGGGCCACGTTGGACGTGTGCGTGACGGCCGTGCGGACCATGGCCTCCACACCCCGGCGACTCCCCTCCAGTACGCCGTCGCGGTACTGCCGCGCCTTCGTCCCCCGCAGCGCCCGAACGATCTCAGCCGTGGGCTGGCCGTCGATGAAGCCCTGACGCACTGTCTCGCGGACGCGCCGTGCAGCGGCCTCCTCGGCCCCGTCCAGCCAGCCTTGCAGGAACCTGCCCTGGAAGGGACGCGCCACGACCGCCGCCCACACCTGCGCCACCGCAGGCGCCGGCGAGAACGTCCCCCGCGCGCCCGTGAACCGCACCAGCTTGGCCGCGAACTCGGCTTCGGCCCCCGCGAGCTGCGCCAGGTCTTCGGTGACCCGGCGCTTGATCACCAACCAGCCCTCGGCCTGCAGCAGCCTCAAGGCCTCGATCAGCAGTTCCAGCCGCCCGGCTGAAGCGCCATCCGGACCCATCTCGGCCACCTTGGCGACGATGGCCCGCTCGTTGCGGTTCAACTGCGCCAGGATCCGGCGCACGAGCCACGAAGAGTAGCGGCCGAGGCCGATCCGGTGATGGACGGCCGCGTCGAAGGCCTTCTCGCTCACGCCTCGATGACCTTGGACGCCCAATCTTCGTCGATGGTCTCGAAGATCTCAGGCCCGAGCACGATCCGGCCGCGGTAGGGCTCAATCGTGTCGAGGTTGGCGTCGCCCTTCTCGTAGCTGATCGTGATGTGCGGCGTGTAGTCCGGGTAATCGTGCGAGGCCCCCGCCTCCACCATGTTCCGGTGCCGCCACTGAAGCTCGGTCGACACGAACAGCAGGGTGATCGCGCCCTTGTCCCCCAGGGGCTCAACCAGACGCGGGCCGCCCGGCTGGATGGTCACCTGCCCCTTCCCGTCGCCGGACCAGTTCTCGCCCATGCTCAGCCAATCCACGGGCTGGCGACTGTAGAGTACGGTGACGTGCATCTTCGCGCCGAGCGTGGACCTGAAGCCCTGCGACTTGGCCCAAGCCTCGATCTCGGCATGGTTCACGACGTCGCGCCGGACATAGAGCGGGCGCGGCGCGGCGTCCTTGAGCTCGCCGGGCCCTTCGGGCTCGTCCTCTTCGCCCTCTTCCGGCTCTTCCATAGTGCCGAGCGCAGGTCCGCCGGCCTCGATGGCCTCGCGGAAGGCGTCGAACTCCATGCTCGTCAGGCCGGCTGCCTTCAGGCGCTCGTGCACGACCTCCAGCGGCGAGCCTCCGCTCTGCCATGCCGTCAGCAAGGCCTTGAACATCTCGATGGGCAGGCCGACCGTGGCTTTAGTTTCCTCTAGGGACGCCTCCAAGCCCGGGTAGACGCTGCGCTCGATCAAGGCGTTCTGCGCAGCCTTGGCCATGGCCGGCAGCGGCACGAGGCCGGCGTCCACGTACTTCTTCGCCGTGTCCGCCCGCTTGTCCTCGATCTCAGCCTTTTCCTTGGGGTCGGGCTTCTCGAGGTCCGCGAAGATGAAGTGCACTTCCGGCGGGCGGACACCCAGGGCCGAGCGGATCAGCACCTCGTCGAGGCGCTCAAGGTTCGGCCGAAGGTCGAGCTCTTGGCGAGACGCGATCATCTCGTCGTAGTTGTCGTTGTCGCCTTCCCCGGTGGCGTTCAGGCCCTTGGCCGACGTTCCCAGGAGCCGGGTGACTGGAATGTCGGCCGCCGCCGCCACGATCTGCAGGAACTTGTCCAGCATGTCGGGCAGGCCGGAGAAGTTGATCTGCCGCGTCTCCCACTTCTCCTCGGCGTCGAGGATGCGGGAGTTGAGGACCGACTTCGCAAGCTCGGCCACCTGAAGGCGGCTGATCAGCCGGGCCTCGTACTCGCTCGTCGAAAGCTGCGACGACAGGTCTGGAATCGACAGGGTGTCGATCTTCGCCTCGTGCATCATCCCGGCGCTGGCCGCCTGCGCCAGATCGGCGTGGGCGATGGCCTCCCGCAGGCTCTGAAGCAGCGGGTCGCCCCAGAACTGGTCCTGCCCGCTCACGCCCGTCGCCCCTTCGGGCACGGGCTGGCCGATGAAGGGGATCACGCGGGAGGGATGGATGCGAACCGCGCCGTTGACCGAGGACAGCTCATAGTGCTTGGGCTGGCCGAAGAACTCCGAGGCCAGGTCGGCCTCGATCTCGTGCACGCTCAACTGATAGCGCGTGACGGCGTGCACGTACTTGAGCCCGCCTTTGTCGACCGCCCCGATGTTCAGGGGCATCGCCGGGTCGCCGGCCGCGCCGAGGATCAGGGCGCCGCCGCCGTACAGCCGCGACCAGACCAGGGCCTTGCGCACCTTCTGGCGCAGTCCGAGCCGGCGCTCTTCCGCCTCCAGGGCTTCGATCTGGTCGGCCTCGGCCTGCCAGTCCCGCCACGCCCGCACCATGTCGAACGGCGGAAGGTCGTGGATCTTCCGGCCCAGCCACGACGTGCGGTACGCGCTCTCGACCTCCATCTGCGTGATGGGCGCCGTGAACGTCCAGGTGTCGTAATGGCGCTTGTCTTTGGACGTGCCGAAGCCGCTGATGACGTTGCTCAGGCCGTCCAGGGTCAGTCCGCCGGGACGGCCCGTGCGGCGGATCGCAGGGTGGGACATCAGGCCATGCCGCCGATGCTGTAGCGCGAACGCTTGATGATCGGGGTCACGGCATACCTCAGGGCGTCCAGGTAATGGTTCCAAGCGTCCACCACGTCGGGGAGGATGTCCCCGGTGAGGCGGTCAACCTTGTAGCTGTAGAGGCGCAGTTCCTTGATGGTCTCGACGCACCGGGGATGAACCACGATGCGGCGGAACGAGCGCAGGAAGGCGATGCCGTCCTCGACGCTGCCTTTCCATTTATCGACGGCCACCGAGCGCCGTAGACCATGGCGCTGCAGGTGGCTGATGCTCTCAGGCCGGGCGTTGTCCCAGCGAGTGGCGTACTGGGCGAACTCCGGGATCGCCTCGCAGAGGTAGGCAGCGGTGTCGTCTAGCTCGAGCTGGGTCCGGCCAGCCTCGTGGCTCACATATAGCGTGTCGCCAGCTACGTAGCAGCGAACGGCCGCCGTCGGGTCCTGGGCGAAGCCGAAGTCGCCGCCCTGATAGGGGCCGTCCCAATCCTTGTTCGGCTCGAACTCCTCCACCTGCCACCGGCCGCCGTACACCTGGCGGTCAGAGTTGGTGAGGTATGCGCCTTCCCAGATGTGGGCGTAGGTGTTCGGGTCGAGCCTCGACTGTTCGCGGCGCCGCAGCGTGTCGAGGCCAGCTGGGAAGAACGGGTTATCCCGCCAGTTGATCTCGGTGATCAGCGCGTTCGACGGCGGGTCCTTCACGAACCGCATGTCGACCGGTGACCCATCACGCCGCGGGTTCCAGATCGCCCACAGCTCCGACTTCGGTTGACGGAACACCGTGGCCTCTAGCGCGAGCCACGACGTCTCGGGGACGTCCTCGGCCTCCTCCACGATGGTCAGGTCGATCTTGGATAGCGACTTGATCGTGTTCACCGTGTGCCGCAAGCCGCGGAAGATGAAGTCCGTACCGTTGCGGCCGACGATGTAGTTCTCGCCCACCTCGTAGTGCGCCGAGAGCCACGGCTCGCTTTCGATCGCGGCCTTCAGCTCGGCGTAGAAGCTCTCGCGGATCGAGGCCTGAAACTCACGCGCCGCCAGGATCCTCAGCGGCTCGGCATATCCCCAGATTGCCGCCATCTTCGCAGCGGTGAAGGACTTGGCCGATCCGCGCCCGCCCCTCAGCGCCCGGTACTGAACCGAGCCGCGCGGCGGCGTGAAGATCGGGACCAGCTTGTCAGGAAGCCGAACCGCCGCCTTCTGCATCGTCGGCTCGGACCCCCTGAAGGATGATCGTGGTGGGCGTCATCGAGCCATCCCGCGACGAGTGGTCGATCTCCTGCTTGTCGGTCTGGCCGAGGTAGTTCTTGCCCAGGAAGATCGCCATCGCGGCGTTCTTTTCGGCGAGGCGGAACTGGGTGCGGCGCAGCGACGTGAGGCCGACTTGTTTCCCGTCGTCGAGTGCTTGCCGCGCCTCGGGATTGTCGGTCAGGAACTTGAGGAAGGTGTTCTCCACCACCCCGAACCATGCTGCACATTCGCGGGTCGTGGCCTGGATCCGCCCGAGTCCGCCGATCTGCTTCATGGTCGCTTCGTCGGCCTGCAGCTTGGGCGGCCGACCCCCGACGTTCTTAGGCAGCTCTGCTTGCGGGTCTTCCACCTCAGAAACCCCTAGGCCGCCTGCGCCGCGAGACGTCGTTCATCGGACACCTCTCGGAAGGTCTGGCCTGTCGCTTCAAGGGTTGCGGTGCGGTCGGTGAATGTCTCCCAGCGAGTGACGATCACGTCGGCGAAGCGGGGGTCGAGCTCCATGAGGCGGGCGTCCCGGCCGGTCTTCTCCGCGGCGATCAG